ATTATCCTCCTATCAAATAGTTAATTGTTTATAATAAGCATTATATCGTAAGGAACAAAAAAAGTCAAGTGTGAATGGACTATTTTTGAGGGACGATATATCATCCTATTATTCTTGTTATTATTTAGTAGTTTGGTAACTTGTGTATTGAATTATTTTTCGTGTTTCACTTTATTATAATATACTAATATAATTTAATTATTAGAAATTTTTAAATGATATGAAGATTCATTCACATTTGACATAGCGTATCTTAAAATTTGTGTACAAAATTGTTCAAAATTTGCACTTGATGTAAAACCACCTTTGGTGCATATTGTATCTAAAAATAATAAACCCATATATTTACTAAACATAAAAGAATGATGATTTTTAACAGTACATACCTTAGATTCAAAATCACTCAAATTCTTAATAACATCATTATCTCCTATTTTATGACTATTTTTATTATGAATAGCATATTTTTTATACAATTCAAATAGTGGTTTAAAATCTGGTTTTCTTAATGGTATTTCTGACCATTTCTTAGCTTCATTAGGACCTATTTGTTTTTTTAAATATTTCTCCGTATAATAATTAATAGCACCACCACCTATTTTACCTTGAGCGGCAAGTGAACCTTTTACTTCTCCTTGCCAACTTTTTTCACCATCGAATGTTCTTAATTGCATCCTTTTATTATTATCAAAATTAAGGTATATATCATTTGAAGAAAAAAAGTCATCTACGGAAGTTTTAGGAGATAATCCAAAAGAAAAATTAGTTATTTTTACTTTTTCATTGTATTTTCTCTGATTTGGTATATTTAATTCTTTTGCATTTGCATTATCAGAAACTTTTTTTAAAGATACTCCTAAAAGTTTACCATCTTGAGCAAGTTTAAATACTGCTTGTTTTAATTCTTCAAAGTTCGGTTGTTTTGTAAAATCAATTGCTCCATCTTCTCCCAAATTAGTTTTTCCAAATATCTCATCTACACTATCAGTAGGTTTCATATTACTTATCCATATATCACCAGGATTCCATTTATCAGGACTAAAACCAGCTGGTGCTTTTTTATCACCTTTTTTATCAATTTCTAAAACTTTTTCTCTAGATTTATATACTTCATCCATAAATGCTGTCTTGTGATGAACATGATATGGCCCATTAGACTTAAAGTTAGTACTATTTTTCATATGGTTACTAATTTTATTAGCAATTTTCATAAAGACATTTAAATCATCTCCTTTTTTACCATGTGTTAACCAGTCTAAAAGGTCATCATCTGTAAGAAGTTCTTTTATAGCTTTTTGAGTTGTAAATTTTTTTGTATGACAATACTGTATATTGTTTTTGTGTGCAAGGTCTTTATTAACAGAAACTCCACCATGATTTGCTTTAGTATATTCGCCTATACCATTGTTTAATAAATATGATAGATAAAAACATTGCATAGCTTCTTGTTTATCAGTTTTTGAAGCTCCACCACCAGAACCAGCGCCACCGCCAAATTGACCTGTCTTTGTAATATCTTTCATTTTAAATTCTTTATTGCCAGCATTTTTAAATGGGAAAAAGTCCCTCCTACCCTTAAACCCTCGAAGTGCTTCTAAATTTTTTTCTTTAAAAATTTTCGTTATATCAGTACCATGCCTGTCTTCATTAAACATTAAAACTTCTGAGCTTCCATCCTCCATATCAAATGGGGTCTTGCTATCTATTTTTTTCATAACTATATCGAATCTAAATTCTCTATTGTCAAAATCTTCTATTGTTAATTCTGCCATAATTCCTCGCCTTTTAACTATTTATAACACCATATTACAGGAAGGAAAAAATATGTCAAGCTATAACTTGAAATCAGAGAACTTTTCGTAAGCACCTTCTGGTGTTATCTGGTCATCAGAATTATCTTCTGATTGATTACTATCAACGATATTTTGTGCAGAGGCTTCTACATCAAATAATCTCATTTTGGAACGGTCTACACCGACTATAAAGGAACGATTCATACTTGGGTCGCCGAATCTGTTCTTTAATTGTTTGACTTTTAATTGACCTAATTGTTCTAACTCATCATTAGATATTAGAGCAAACATGAAGTCTGCTGTTGCAGGTAAACCAAATGATTCTGCCGTATCTTCTAAACCTATATCTGTTGCTGTAAAACCACTTCTTGTTGTTTGAGTAGCAGAGAATATAGGCATATCAAATTCAACTGCAAGTCCTCTTAACTCCTCAGCAATTGCCTTTATATAAAAGTATGATGATATGTTACCACCTTTAAATCTACTACTAGCACATATGTTAAGATAATCTATGAATACTACATCTGGTTTAAAAGTTTTCTTTAATGATAATTCATTTAGTAATGCTCTGAAATGACCACTATGAGCAGAAGCAGTAGGATATTCTTTGATGATTAATTTACCGACTGTCTTGTTTTGTAGTTTAGACATTTTACTATCATACATAGATTTTGGCATGACATGTAAATCATCTATTGTAACATCCATAAGATTGGCGTCTACTCTTTCTGCAATTCTTTCTTCTGCCATTTCAAGAGTAATGTATAAAACATTTTTACCTTGTAACAACCAATTTGAGGCTGCATGACACATGAATAATGATTTACCGACACCGGTACCTGCGAGGGCAATGTTAAGTGTTTTACTTGGCACACCACCTTTAGTAATCTTGTTAAAGTAATCTAAGTCAAACTTAAATCTTTTTTCTCTTTTATGATAGAAATCAAATCTTGATTCAGCGTCTTCAACATAATCATGACCGACATGATTGTCAAAAGATACTGCAAGTGCCTCTGATAAAATTTGAGGTATCGCCTCTGGATTTTGTTTCTTATCTTTACCATCTAGAATTTGAATACCTTGTAAGACTGCATTGTGTACAGCACGGTCTTTACAAAACTTTTCAGTTGTATCTAACAACCATTGTAATTCTACTTCTTCATGTTTAAGACCATCAATTATCGTTTTAATTTGAGATAATTCATCTTCTCTTAAATCTTTTCTTTTAGTTAATTCTACATTAATTGTTTCTTTTGTTGGTAGATTTTTATACTTATGTACAAAGTTAGATACTTCGCCAAACAAATTAGATTCATTTTGATTAGTAAAAAACTCTGATTTGATAAAAGGTAAAACCTTTCTTGTGAAATCTTCATTGAAAAATAAATTTCTTAATATAATTCTCTCTACTCTATCACTCATTTACATCCTCTATTTTTAAATCAAGTTTACCTGTTGCTAATTGTTCTTCTACTAAATCAATTAATATATCACCTATGTGGTCGATAAACTCTTGTTCATCAATGTCTACATCTTTAGGATTTTTTAGAATATTATAATCAAATATTACTGAAAGTTTTTCTGAATCTTCTACTTCTTTAAAACCAACATTGCCATACTTAAAGATAACTTCTGCATACTTACCCTCTGTAAGTTTTATACAAGTATAATCATCTTCTTGTCTTTGTGCAAAGGTATACGGTTTAGTCTTCAATTCCGTAGGTGAATTTTCTTTTTGTGTACTCATCAATCTTCTCTAATACTTCTTTTTTGAAATATTTTTCAGGTTCATTATTTATTGTTTTTGCATATTGTTTGTTGCCATCTGGTAATTCATATCTTGTTGATACTTTTTTAAATATACCACATTCTTCTGCTAAGTCTAAAAGACCATAGTATTTATCTAGACCTGTTTTATATGATAGTCTAACATCTACTTGTTCATTTTCTTTTGTAATTCTAGACTTGTAATTTTTACAACGAATTATATTACCGACAACTTCTGTGCCATCTTTTTCTTTTCTTTTACCTAGATATACAATACTTGAAGCTGCATATTTAAGACCAGAACCACCACCCATTTCTTTTTGTGGGAACATAGAACCAATCACATCATAAGTATGATTAGTCATAATCATTGGCACATTTGCCTGACCTAGTTTTAAAGTTAATACTCTAAATGTAGATTTAACTATTTGACTTCTAGTCATATCTCTTGTTTCTTTACCTTCAGCAGTATCAGTCATTTCTTTTGTAGTAGATAACATACCTAGAGAATCAAGTACAAACATAATAGGTTTTCTTTTACTTTCTTCTTGTTCTAAATACTTGTCAATAATTTTTATTGATTGTGTTCTAAACTCTTGTACTGTTGCAACTGGTACAACTACTGTTCTTTTTGTATCTATGCCTCTTTGTTCTAACATATCTCTTGATACAGCATTTTCTGATTCAAAATAAATTATACCAGCGTCCTTATCAATGTCAAGAAAACTTTTACATACACCTAATGCAAAGAAAGTTTTACCTGTTGCAGCCTCACCTGCAATTGCTGTTATTCTATTATTTGGTAATCCACCATATATACTACCTGATAATAAAGCGTTAAAGGCGTATGAACCTGTATCAATAAAACTACTGACATCACCACCTATAACACCATCGGATGCTAGACTGGCATATTCATTACCTGTTTCTTTTATTATATCTTTTAAAAAATCATTCATTCTTTTACCTCAATTGTCATCATTATACACCACCTAGAAGAAATTGTCAAGTGTGGTTACTCTTGAATGTCTAAATAAATCTAAATCGGAATGTACTGAATGAAAGCACCATACATTTTCTATGAATAACATATTCATAAACTCTTGCAATTCTTCTTTTGTTTTAAACTTAGCATTACCTTGTGGTCTTTGCATGATTCTCATGCCAATCTGACCGATAAAATAGTCTGATAAAGAATCAACTAACTCATCACAACTAAAATATCTTTTACCTTTTATCTTTGGGTCCATTATATTTACAAATAGAAATCCATTATCTGATAAACTCTTATGACTATTTAGTGCTACTGGTAAGTAGAAATCATCACGCCACTTTTCATATTCATTGAATTTAAACCATGATTGGTCTTCTTCACTTACACCACCTTTATTATATTCTTCTGTTGAAAAATAAGGCGGACTTGTAAATGCACAATCAACATTATTGATTTCATTCCATGGTAAATCTTCTGCACCACATCTATAAATTGTAACTTTCTTTTTACCTTCTATCATAATATATGGTGGAGTACTTTCAGTTTTTTGTCCTGAATATATTTTAGGTTCTTTATTACCTAAAAGTTTTTCATAAGTTACTATCTGTTTATAGTATTCACAATATGTGTTTGGATTGGGGTCGCAACCAACATATTCTTCAGCATCCGAAGTATAAAAACCTGCAAGTCTATCACCCCAACCACAACTTGTATCTAAAACTTTTTTAGCATTTGTCATTTGATATATTGCCTTTGCAACATTAGGTTTAAATTGTGTTGCAATATAAGTACCTAATCTAAATGCACTCATATAACTTCCATTAGTTAAAGAACCACCTCTAAGTTTTTCTTCGCCATCAATATTAACTTTTTTCATATTATTAATACCACGCCAAATAGGACCTAAACATTTCCAAATATCTTTTGATGTACCTTCTGTCCATACTTCTATGGGTGCCTTGAAACCATAACTACCACAATTTAATCTATGTGGTTGATGAAAGAAATTACTAATAGAATTATATGTACTAGGACCATCAATCAATCCCATACCATGTTCTTTAAATGGGTATTTGTAATCTTCATACTTTTCAAATACTGTCTTATCTACATTCTCTATAGGTTTTATTATATTCCATATGTCATCATTCTTTAACTCATTAAATAGTTTTCTGACATCTTTTTCTTGTATTTCTTTTAAAGGAAATTTAGGTCTATTGTTAGCAATATATTCTGCCAAGTCTAATCTAAATTGTTCTTTACCTATTCTATCTGTATGATGTTCAAATTCACCTTGATTCATAATAGGTAAACCTACATCATTTGCATATTTTTTTAACCATTCACTCATCCGAAAAATGCCTCCAAACTTGCTTTCTTTTCAATATCCCAACCTATACTCTCTAGTATAAATGATAGTGGAGCAATAAATGTTTTTTCAAACTGCATATCTCTATCAATGTATTCATCTAAGTCAAACTCTTTTGGTAGTTTTGTTATATAACTTATAACATCATTCTTAAAAGGGTTTCTTTGTTTTAGTTTTATAAACTTAATCTTATCACCCTCTTGTATCGCTGGATAGATATGGTCTATCTTGTGTTCTTTTATTTTCATATTATATATCAATGCACCTTTTACATGTATAGGTGTACCTTTAATAAATATATCTTTTGAACTTCTATACTTTTTCAAATTGTTACAACTTCTAGGAAAAGATATTTGTTCAGGTGTCATCTGATTAAATTCTTCTCTAAAGTTTGCAACAAATTTAATTAGTGTATCATTGTCTTTTGTTATCATGATATCAATTGCTTCTTTAATTTTACCACGACAAACTTCTGGTGTTGAAGATTTAACTGCCTCAATACCCATAATTTTCATTTTAGGTTTTGTAAGTCTGATACCTTCATCATCTAATACATGCAACATATATCTTTTCTTAGCAGTCCATATTGCCTTATCAGCAATAACTTCTCGTTTCATAACCATTCTTTGTTCAAATGCATTAGTGTAATCTGCTAAGTCATTAAAACATTTTTCTATAAATGGTTCTATCTTTTGTTTTGCAACTTTATCAATGAAGTTTACTTTTTGATTTAGTGTTTTATCTTTACATGCCTTTTCTACTAGACTATCTAATTTGAGATAGATAGAATCTGTATCGGATGCCACAATGTAATCTTTCTTTTCAGTTTGCAAAATCTTATTAATATAATTGTTTACTTCGGTTTCAATATGTCTAATTACTAATTGACCAGATGATGTAATTGCTGTTGCCTGTCTAACATCATAGTATCTGAAGTATTGATTACCGATAGCACCATAAGCACTATTCAATGCAATCTTTTTTGCCCATTGAATGTTATGACATCTTGCAATCTCATTTTTATATTTGTCATCACCAGTTTCTTGATGAAGTTTTTTAGCCTCCATCATTTTCTTTTTGTAGACAACTCTATCTTGATACATACTATCTAATAGTCTAGGTAAAAAACCTGCATTATCTCTTTTAAATGTTGCACCATTAGGTGCCATACATACATCTTGTCCTTTTAGATGGTCAAGATTTAATTTTCTAGATAATAATTTATTTACAGATGTGCCTTCTGGATTCATACCTACTATTTTTTCTGGTGATATATTATATTGCATAATCAAATGTGGATAAAGTGAGTTAATATCAAACGATACAATCCAATCATGCATACCTGTTATAGGTTCTTTTACATATGCACCTTCATACTTTGTGTCTTTTATTTGTTCTGATTTTTCTGGTACAACAATATGTTCTTTTCTTAGATAATTATAAATTAAAACATCCCACACTCTTACTTGTGAGAATACATCATCATAGTTTACTTTGGCTTCATATGCCATTGTCAATATTAATTCAATAAGTTTTAGTTTGTCTTCTAAACCATCAACGATTTCTACATCTTGAATATTATAATCTACAAATGATTGAAAATCTTTAGTATACCACTCTCTAAAAGTTTCATAGGGCATTTCATCTTTACCTACACCTAACTCAACTTTACCGATATAATCTAGTTTGTAACTTTCTTGTCTTGTTGGTATAAACTTTTGATACAAGTCAATGTAATCTAACATTGCAATACCCATAATATTAAAAACTGTTTTAGGTCTACCTCTTACAATAACTTCTTTCTTTTCAACTAATCCCCATGGTGATAGTTTACGAATAACCTTATCATCTGTCAGTCTAGATATTCTACCTAGTAAATAAGGTATATCAAAAAACTTACAGTTCCAGCCTGTAATAATATCAGGATAGTTTTTCATCCAGAAAGACATAAATTCTTTTATTAATTCTTTTTCTGAGTTACATCTTATATAAGTAACATCTTCTCTATCAGTTACAAAATCACCTGTACCCCATGTTATAATTTGTTTGTTAGTTTGATTCTTAACAGTTAGACATAACAATTCTTCAACAGGATTATCTACATCAGGAAATCCTTCTTCGCAACTTGTTTCAATATCAATAGTAAAGATTTTAATTTTATCTTTTTGCCAGTCTATTTCTTCTGGATATTCATTTGCAATATACTGATAAGCAAATCTTTCCATACCATAGATAGGAGAATTAGAGTTATCATAAGTCTTTCTAAATTCTCTTGCCTTGGCGATACTATCAAATTGTGTTGGTTGTAGATATTGACCTTGTAAATTTCTATGTTTAGATTCTTTATTTGTTAGAGTAAAAAATGTTGGACTGAAATCAACCTTTTCTTGAAATTCTTGTCCTTCTAATATTCCCCTAACAAATAGCTTACCTTTATATTCTACAATATTTTTATAGAAATTCATTAAGTAATCAACTGCTTTTCAACTTGTACTATACCACCTGTATTTTGTGTATAAGTATTTAATAGTTCCTTGTTTGGTGCAACAGTAGTAATTACATTCTCTTGTTTAAATGTAACTTCATCACAATCACCATATGGTATATAAGAATGAAATCCTAATGTTACTGGTTTGCCTGGTGCTTCTTGTTGTGGAATAATCACATAGGGTTTTTCTAAAACAACATGTGTTTCTTTACCATTTTCATCAAATAGTTCCTCTTTGATTTTTCCGATTATATCTTCGCCTGTTGTCAAACGAAA